TCCTGACTTCAAGTATTTTGAATCTACATCATTTGAGAACATATACAACCCACCTGCATTTCATAAAAGGCTTGCCAAGTGGAAAGGTACTATTTACTATCCAAGGTTTGTATTATCCAAGTGGACTGCTTTTGAAGGTCTGGTTTACGGTATGGTGTGGGAACCAGACGAACACGTGATAAAGCCGTTTGAAATCCCTATTACATGGAAAAAGAGGGTAATAGTAGACTTTGGTTATACCATACAACATCCTCTTGTCTTCCTCTGGATTGCTCAAAATCCTGGTACAGGGGTAAGGTATGTTTACAGACAATATTATATGACTGGTGTTTTACAGAGACATGCGGATGATGAGTGTAAAAGAATAACGGCTGAAGCAGGAGAAGTGATTGATACAATAATTGGTGACCATGATGCGGAAGGTCGTGCTCAAGTAGAACATGATTGGATGGCTGTCACTCCTGCAGTAAAAGATATCAAGGCAGGTATACAAGCAGTTATGGAAACTCTTCTTCCTCAACAAAATAAAATGCGTGGTCTTTACGTCTTTAATAATGACTGGTCTGAAATACCTGGCTTAAGGTACGGACTGTTTAAAGAAGATGTCCTCCTGAAAGAACATAATCTACCAACCTGTGTACAAGAAGAATTTCCTAAATACGCTTGGGGCAATAATGATAAACCAAAAGCAACTTTTGATCACGGACTTGACGGAATCAGATATGACATAATGACAGAAAGGCGTAAACAAGATGAGCAAGAATGGGGAGAAATCGTCGGTGAATCGGCCCGTGCCGTTGGAAAGCGGTAGGCCCTTAACAGAACATGAAAAACTGCACATCGGCAATACTACCAAAGCCGACTTCAAGGAAGTTAATGCTCAAAAGGAACTAGAACTGGATCTGATGGAAAAAGAAATGTTGGAAAAATACGAAATACAAAGACTCTTTCAACCTCAAGACTCCGGACCTTCAAGAAGGTAACTTTAACCCTAACAAGGAGGACTAATGTCCGCTACTTACAAACTCCCTAACCCTAACTGCAAAGTCTGCCATGGAAATCATGTCAATGTGTTTTCCAAACCCGTTTCACGTCTTGAAGCTTGCAAATACTGTGGAGATCAGCCTTATCCTACTGGCAATTTCGAAGCTATTATGGACAATAAGGGTAACGTATCAGCAGTAAAAGAAGATCCCAAACCAGTCAAACCTTCCAAACCTCTTATTAATACCAAAATCATTAAAGTAACGGATTCAGATCCGGACAGTAAATAAGGAGTAAACACTATGCCTGGAGATATTACAACTCTTGAGGCCAAGACCGTATTAAACCATGTTTCCAACATAGCGGAAACTACCAAGGTTTATGACATGTACGCTCCTGTCCTCAACTATAAACAAGCTATCACTTCCTCTAGTAGGCCAGGCGTTTCATATTCCTGGGTTCCGGAGGCACACAAACGAAGACTGAAATATTATGAGATGATGTGGTCCTACTGGAACAACATTTCACGTGATTATAGGGCCAGTCCGGAAAGCGGTGATACTTCACAGAATGATGATCTTCTTGAGCTTGGTGATGCTGAATGGCTTTCGGAGAAGATCAAATCCAAGATCCTCGGCAGTAACGTTCAGATCATGGTAAATACTGAATTACTGGAATCCCATATTAAGACCCTCGAAAAGCTACTTGAAAACAGCGAGGAAGCTGATATTGGTGAAGTCAGGGCAGCAATAGAGGAAAAACTGGAAGACATGAAGAGCAGGAAGGCCCTTACTCCTGCACAGGAAGCTTACCTTAAGGACTGGTGGCATGATAATGGTATTTACAATATAATCAACTCTAACGAATCCAAGGCAGGTTATTGCGGTGACTGTGTTTACAAAGTTTACCATGACGGTGAATCAGTAAAACTTACTACATACGATCCTGGCCTATGTTTTCCAGATGATTATTCCCAAATTCCAGATATTTCATGGGATCTTAAATCGAAAGAACCTGTATTATATCGGTTCATGTTAGCTTGGGAAGTTGGGGCAGACGACAGTTCAATTCATTTGTATCGTGAAGTGTATGAACTAAGGAAAGTTGGAAACGAAAAGAAATGTTACTGCCAGAAGGCCTATTATGCCGTTTCTCCAAGTTCAGACCGTGATATAACCGATATGAATGAAGGTGATTTGGCTGAAGGAAATACCATGGCATGGGAAGATATAGGACTGGACTTTATTCCTTTTGTCTGGATTGCTAATAATCCTGTACAGGGAGAAGAGCCATTTGGTATTAGTAACCTGCATTTTAGTATTGACATGTTGGATAACATGATTACTGCTTTCTATGATCTGTCGGAAAATGCCAGTTACCTTGGTGGTGCTACTCTTATTACTACCGGAAAAGCTGTAAAGTTTCGTAGGGATTCTGCAGGAACAGCCAATTTGGCAATCAAGATAAGGCCAGGAAGGATGTACAACATTGGTGAAGACGGTGATATCACTTTGCTTGATACATCCAAGATGCAGGATGCCTTACTTAAGACCATCGAACACCAAGAATACAGGTTCCTTAGGAATAACTGCATACCGGACGTGGTAGCAGGAAAGCTTAAAGGTACCGACATTCCTTCAGGTGTGGCTCTGGCATTAATGATGCAGCCATTAGTTGATAAAATAAAACCGATAAGACAGAGCAGGTACGAATCTTACGCCTACTTGTTTTATTATGTAATGCGTATGATGCAGGAAAAAGGTGATGCCTACGAAAAAGCCATATTCAAGGGCAATTACCCTGAAGTAAGCCTTAAGTTTGGTGATTTGATGCCAACCGATGATGAAGTTATCATCAAAAAGTATGTTCAGCTTGGTGCTATTCTGGATAACGAAACTATCTTGGAAATGGCTAAACAGGACGGTATAATTAAAACCGATCTGGATACAATCAAAGCCAGACTGGAAGAACAGAGGACCAAGAACATTAATGAGCAGAAAGAGGTAATGAACCTTAATCGATTTGCTGATGAATCCGGTCAGGAATAGTGACCAAAGACGATATATTTCCCTTGCCTTCTGTAGTTGAGATAGCTATATCAGGGTTCCTTAAATACGCAGAAGGCAAGGGAGAAAACAGAAGAAAGCAGACGATATACCGGAGAGGGTCCGTTCAATATACAGAAGTACCTCGGAATGGCTCTAGGATATCTCTGGATTAAACAAGACCCCTAAAAAAGAAATTTTGTCTGATCAAGCGGTTCCGTGAAACTCCATAAGGTCATGAATTCATGAGTTATGAAATCCAGACAACCAGAAATTTTCCTCTTCTTCTCCTGAGGTATTTTATACCTGAAGGTAAGAAAGGGGTTTGGGGGAGGAGAGGGAACAGATATGCCTGACTATACTAAACAGATGCTGAAGACCAGAAGTGATACTAATTCACTTATGATTAACGCTAGCAATGAAATAGAAGGTGTTCTTAATAAGACCTACGAAAGGATAGTCAATCAGTTTAACTTACTGGATGACAAAACGACTGTAAGGGCAGAAGTTTACAGGTCAAAGCTGAAGAACATTGATTCCCTTCTTAACAGTATGGGCAAGGACATAAGCAATTCCATCATTAAGAATGCAGGTAAAACCATTACCAACACAGCTGATTCCAAGAGACAAATTTATGAAGATGTAGCCAAGGATAAGGGCTATAATATGGATTGGGATAAGGTGTTTTCTCAAGTTCCTAAGCTAGCATTGAATAATGTTATTAATCGGGTATGGAATGACGGATTTAAGTTTAACGATAGGATATGGAACCTGCAGAATGGGGCGAAGCAGGGCATAAATGGAATCATGGCTCGTGGAATTGCTAGTGGTCAGTCGGCAACAAGTTTAAGTAAGGAACTAAGAAATTACCTCATCGACCCTACATTAACGCCTGGCAAGACTTGGACCACAAAAGCCAGGAAGTCAGTTAATATGAAGGGCACTATTCACTATAATGCATTGAGACTGGCAAGAACTGAAATCAATAATTCTTATCGTGAAGCTAATATTCAATCTAATAAGGTTAGTCCGGTAACGAACGGAATGAAATGGAACCTGTCCGCATCGCATCCTAGGCCGGATATTTGCAATGTATGGGCAATGAGTGACCAGTACAATATGGGTTTTGGAGTTTTTCCTGCCGATGCCACTCCTATCGATCACCCTAATGGACTGTGTTATCTAACCGACGTGTTAAGACCTCCCAAAGAATGGAATAAACCAAAAAGCAATCCTCAAAGGATTGAACTTTCCAAAGCCCAACTAGAAAAGCATCTTGGTGATATAAGCAAGGGGCAGAAAAATGCAGCATGGAACATGTATAATAGAATGAACTCCCTGCTTAATAAGGGAGAAGGAATAAGAACAATAGACCTTGTTATACCAAACATTCCACCTCGATCTACCGGAGATGGTACAATAAGAGTGAAAATACCAGATATCAAAATAAGTAAACCAGTATCCAAACCTAAGTCGAAACCTGAAGTAATAGGGCCTTCTGTTGACAGAGGAAAGATGATTGATACCATAATGGCTAAGCACTCCGCTCTTAACAACAAGGCAAAACATAAACTAAGGCGTATTCTTAATGATGCTCCTGATGAACTGCTGTACCTGATTAATAAGTCACCAATTCTGTATAACATCGAAATAGATAAGTCAATAAGAGTTGAACACTACCTACAAGATGTAATTACAATAAAACCAAACAGCAGTATAAGAGTTATGAGGCATGAGTACGGTCATCACATCTACCATAAAATGATTGATATGAAGGGAAGTAGTATGGACCCGAATAGTACGTGGTCCAAGTTTAAATTAGCATTTAACAATGACTACAAATTCGTAATGGGTAAAGGAACCGGAGGATTAGCAGGACAGCATTCCCATTATAGAGATTACATGGGTGCATTGACTTTAAACAAGATAGGATATGGTCACACCAATGACTATTATAACAAATTTCCTGGCTTAACAGGTAGATACACGGAATTGATTGCTAATATGTATGATATCTACTGTCAGGGAGGTAAAGGATGGGCTACGCTTAAGAAGAACTCTCCTGAACTAACTAAGTTCTGGGAAGAACTGATAAAAGAAAATGCTCCTGCTATTCCTAAACCAATAAATACAAAACCAGAACAGAAACAACCTGTTGTTCCTGAACCAGAACAGAAACAACCTGTTGTTCCTGAACCAGATAAGGACTATCGTCAATCTATAATTAATAAGTACAAAACTGCAAACTTAAGTAAATCAGCCTTACACGAAATGGTGAAAGCTTTTGAAAATATGCCAGAAGACATGTTAAGACTGTGTGATACATTGTCTGTGTGTCAGGTTATAGCTGATCCTAATGCGAGAACAAGCTTCTACAGGAATAGCCAAAAATTGATCGTGTTAAAGAATAGTAAAGGCAGAAATCTTCTTAAAACTACAAGACATGAGTTTGGTCATCATGTGTTTAATGAATATGTCGAACCTAATTCCAAACTATATACCACTTTTAAACAGGCGTTCGATAAAGATGCCTTAAAAGTAGTGAAAAAAGGCCATGCTAATAAATCTGGAATAGGATATGAT